TGGATCGTTGAGACGTGAATCTTCTCGTGGGGCTTCTTTGCCCACGGAGATCCTGATTAAACATCAGGAATACGTCGACTCGGCAACAAAACAGCCGGGCTGGCGTACACTCGTCCGCGTCGATTACTACATGACCATGACAGACGGAGTCATCCGACCTGTAAGCCTGTATACAGTGCTTTCTCGTCCAAATGATCCCCTAGTTACGCAAGCAATCATCACGGCCATAGAGGCTATGATGGTTAACTTGCTCCATGGTACTACTAACACGAGTGGTTTGGATCTCGAAACCGAGATCTTCACCAATCGTGAGCAATAGTTCCAGTGTTTAGAGGACCCGAATTGCGTCCGGGTCCTCCAGGAGGAGGTAAAACCTCCTGCTGGCTATCCGACGCTAGTTAGCAAAATGTTAGTTATATAACCAACCTATGAAAGCTAGTCAAGGAAGTCAGTTCAATCCGTTCGGTCTCAAGTCATACGAAGTGCTTGTAAAAGCACTTTCGCGATTCGATCCCGTTCTGAGAGATAACAAACAGATGTTTTGGTTTCTTGCTGGGGTGACGTCCGAAAGATGTCACCACAACTTGAATCTATCCACCTGTGGAGTTTGGGACCATTCCGATCACCTCTACCTGTTTGCTTTATGTGACTTTGTCACATCTCAGCGGGCAGGCGGAGAGATCGTTAATATGGATGGGGAGGAGATAACACCTACAACCTTACCTCGTATCTGCATAAAAAATGCAGGCTACGAGCAGGTAGTAGTTGCTCTCCCCCTCGTTTGTATAGGGACAATGGAGGATTCGGCCCCGCAAGGGTTACCGGATAATCCATATGAGTTAGTCAAGAATCTCAATGCCTGGATCACCAACCACTTTGTTGTGGGCAATGGCCTGGGCGAGCAGGGTATATACTCTGCGGAGAGATATCATGACTAAAGCACGAAATGCAGACAGGCAGGTTGATGGCAACCTTTCATGTATCGTTAAGACATATGAGTGCCTGCTAGTAGACATTGGTCGATTGTCAGGGGTGCCACTTGGCGCTCCCGAAGCGATCACTAATGATTGGGTTCTTATAGAAGGACCTATACTAGATAACCAGCTGCTGCGATGGCTAGAAGGGACAGGTGAAATACCTGTTTTCCCACCTTGGGTTCAACCCTTAGTGGACAAATTCGTATCCTCAATGGATGCGCGTTACCTTAGATACATTAGGCAGCTGCTCTTGTTCTGCTATAAGATCGAGATCGAACCTACACATGATCAACTCCAAGAGGCCCAAAAAGCCTTTGAAGATTGCGAACGGGATGTGGAGACTTGGGAAGCTTGGTTTGAGGCTAATACCTCTAATCACCAAGCTAATCGAGACTCTCCGCTTTTCTCGTACGCGCGGCAAATAATCGGTCGCGTCATTGGACGCATCGATTGGAGCACGATATTACCTTCTCATGGGCCGGGGGCAGTTTACCCCCCGTGTTTACCACGTGAGAAGAGTGATTTTCGTACCATCTATACGACAATTGAACCACATTATCCATTCGCCGACTACTTTTGTGCTCTCCCATCTTTTTGGTGGGATCACTTAGTATCCGGCGCTTCGGTAATGAGGGAAAGCGATACTATAGAGTGTCGCCTCGTAGCTGTGCCTAAGGATTCCAGGGGTCCACGCTTAATATGCGTGCATCCCAAAGAGTCAATATGGATACAGCAGGGTTGTCGCAGGTCACTAGAGCGTGCGATAGGAGCTACTTATTCCCCATGTAGTGGATATATAAACTTCCACGACCAAGGAGTAAATGGTTCCTTAGCACTTAAGGCTTCAATAGACCGAGAGTTTGTTACTCTTGATCTAAAGGAGGCTAGCGATAGGATGAGTTGTCTTCTGGTAAAGCACCTTTTTGGTGCTTATGCCTATGAGAAGATCTCATGCTGTCGAGCATCTAGTGTACGTTTATTAGATGACCGGGTCATGCAGCTGAGGAAGTGGGCTCCTATGGGCAACGCATTAACGTTCCCCGTTCAGAGCCTAGTATTCTACAGCTTAGTTAGATCTGGCATTATGTGTCGCTATGGTGTAAACTGTAGCGATATATATGTCTTCGGAGACGATATCTTGTTTCCTCGTAAGTTCTGGGATGGTGCGGTAAATGGCTTAGTTCGTGGAGGGTTTATTCCCAACATGAATAAGTCGTTTAGGCACGGACTCTTCCGAGAGTCCTGTGGCGTGGATGCCTTCAAAGGCATCAATGTTACGCCTCACAGATTGAGGACGCTAGACCCGTCTACTGGTTCCGGAGCTATGTCCGTCTGCACACTCGCGAAAGCGATGAATGCGGACGGTTATCTCCTTACTTCCGATTTCTTATATCGGCTAGTCCAACGCGTCTGGGGGTTGTTGCCTTTAAGCAATAACACTCAGGCGCAAGGAATACACCGGTATGAGGAATGTGATTTGGGTAAACTGCTAACCTATGAAAAATCTACACGGTTTAACCGGAGACTTCACAAGTGGCAGACCCGAATCTTCTTGGTCAGTGGCGTAGTTTCCTACGCTCCAAACG